ACTAATATCTCCCTTATTAATCTCTTACAAAGTCACATTGTACATAACAACCTTACCAATCAGGTATAAGTCATCTGTATTCTCGTAACTAAATATGATGTCCCGAAATGCCATATCCGAGCTATCAGGTTTAAATACAAATTCTTGATGTTGTTTGTCATTGTAGAATCTTTTAACTGTATAATCCCCTCCATTCTTAATAACCACAATATCTCCATCATGGATATCTGGTAGTTCTATATTTCTTAATACGGCGATAATAGCGCCGTTTTGGATAACGTTGTTCATGCTTTCACCGTTAACCGACATAAGTATAATATTCTTATTGCCTGCGTAACGACCCATCATGAAGTCTGGGACTGATACGGTAGGGAGGGTGCTAATACCCTCTATATTAGTTAACGCCCCTGCAGATACTGCGGAGGGTACGTAGTGGTATGTGCTGATGACGCCAGAATTATTGACGAAGTTTAAGTGTGCATTATCTTCTTCCCATCCCATAATATATGCTGGGGACACGTCATATAATAACGCCAATTTCTCTATATTCTCTGCGGGGATATTAACTATATCTAGTGTTTCATAACGTTGCAGCGTCACCTTGGAAATCCCTAGTTTCTCCGCTACTTCCTGGAGCGATAACCCTAATTCTAGTCTCTTATTTCTGATTCTATTAGCTAATGCAATTTGCGACTCAGTTAGTGGCTTCTTTAAGCGAGTGTTAATCATACCCATTATCTTCACCTCCTTATGCATTTATAATATCATTTTATTACCTTTTAGGCAATATTTTTCTAAAAATACATAAAAATGTTACCTATTAGGTATTGACGCATCCTAATACATGTGATATCCTTTAGTTACCTGATAGGAAACGTAAAGGAGGTGAAATGAATGATTGCAGTAAATAAATTGAAAGCGGCTATTGTGGAGAGCGGATTAACTCAGGGCGAGGTAGCTCGCGAGATAGGCCTTACTGATAGGGGGTTTCGGTATCGATTAAAAAAAGGTAAATTTTACAATACTGAAATTGAAAAGCTAATCAGCATATTACCGATTAGCGATCCGATGGGTATTTTTTTTGCAGATAAAGTTACCCGATAGGCAACACATTGAAGGAAAGGAGGGGGTAGTGCACATGATTAAAAAAGTGATTTCGGTCGCTCAAATGTCGGCTGTACTTGGTGTTAGTCTAACGGCAACCCGAGAGGGAATCGCAAGAGATAGATTTCCATTTGCCTACGCCTGGCAGTCGCCAGGTAAGAAATCCCGTAGCTTTGTCATCGATAAAGAGGGATTTAGAACATTCCTTGTCCATTCGCTAGGTTGGGACGTGAAAGTAGTTGATGCGGAGTTTAAATCCGCAGGAATTCATTAGGAGGATAATCATGACATGGATTGATGCAGGAATGCATATAAGCTTAGCTGCGGCAGCAGTAGCGTCTATTTTATCAATGCTGATGTTATAGGAGGAACGTAACTATGACTGAAATTCCAGCAAACCAAAAACTTATGGAACGCCATATGAAAGCAATCGAATCAGATCGAATTCTAAATAATATCAATAGCGATATTATGGATGCTGCATATGAGTTACAAAATTTTATGTGTGATTACGACGAGTCGGAAATCCGTATTATCGTGACTACAGATGGTATTACAGCTGAACGGATTGAGGAGGACGATGAGTAATGGGCTACATGTTATTTGGTACATTCCTTATCGCCGGATCTATGGGTTCCCTGGAACTTGACCAGATAGGATATATACAGTTTGGAGTACAGGCACTCATAGGCTTGGTTATATCCATTTATGGCTTTTATAAAGATAAAGCCGAAATGGATGCCGAGGAACGTGAAGACGTTGTGCATACAACTAAGGTAAGAAATCACGGGAAGTATTGCAAGAATCCATATTACAACTAAAAGGAGGAAGAAAATGGCAAAACCTTATATCAGTAAACAAAAGGTAAGAGACTTCGTATCTCGTGTCAGTCTTGATAAAACCGATGCAATTGAAAAAGAATATGAAGCTTTGTTGACTAAAGAAATTAGGTTGCTAGATGCTTTTAAACGTCTAGAAGAGGCTTTATTTGAAGCTCGGAAAGCGGCTAAAGAAATTAAGCAAGCAGGGTTTGGTGATAGCGTTTTAGCTAGTATGCCGACTTCGGAATTTTTAATAGATCGTATGATTAGTCGATGTAAAAGTTGCTATCATAAGCCGCCAAAAGAATGGGCTGCTATTTGTGAACTCTTAAAGCCGTTCGTGGAACGACTAGCAAAAGTACGCAACGCCAGACAAAGCGCTTACAGAATTATTGATGAAGCTCAAACCGGACGCGCTGCTGCAGATGCGTTAAGAGAAGCAGGTCTAGATTATTACACATGGGAAAATAGGAAGCCGGAGATGGTGCCAGATTTAAGCGCTTTGAATGGCGGTGATTAATTTGCGAGACTGTACGACTTGTCCGAATAAGGATTATTGCATTCCTGATGAATGCGAGAACCTGGGCATAAAAAATGAGCCTGATGATGCAGCAACATCAACAAGCTCAAATTAGAAAAATACTATTCTACGTTGATTATATCACAGAAAGGATATCTTATGGAATTCTTATTAGTTACTTACGATACCAGTAATTATTACTGGCAAAATAACACGCCTGTGCATAACCCAGATGAATTTTGGTTTAGATATTACGAATCCGATACAAATGTTCCAATCGACAATATTGGTGTTGGTGATTGGGTTGTTGTTAAATCAAGAAATGGACTAGGCGTTGCTCGTGTTTTGAAAAAGGCAAAAGACCTTGATACTGTTCGGATGCAAGGTTTCAAAGGGAACGTCATTAAACAGGTCATTTCTGTTATCGATACTTCTAAATGCGATAAGCGGGAAAGCGATCGAGCTAAGCTGGAAGACATCGAAAAGAAACTTGAACAAAATGCTAAGAACGCCGAACGTATGACCATGTATCGGTTACTTGCAAAAGATAACCCAGAATTTTCGGCTTTACTTGCTGAGTATGAATCTGTAAAGGCGTCTGTCGATGAATTATAACGCTTTCATCGACTCCGAATTTAAAATGTCAGTTTAGAAAGGAATAGATTATGGTTAACCCTATTATTACAAAAGCCGTAGATGATTGTATTGTGCGCACCGCAAAACATGCACACTCTGCAGAATCTATTGTGGCATTGGCCGAGTTATTAGAAGCCCGTATCAGTTTAGAATCTTTGTTTATGGATAAAGCAGACCGAAGAGAACTAAAGAATACAGTATTCAATGATTACATAGGGGATGATGAGTATGGCTCGGAAAAATAGAAGAAAACGGATAGTGAAAGATTCTGCAATAGAGCAGTTGATTTCGCCTGAGACACGTAAAACCGCTCCGCCTAGTCCGTGGGATGTAAGTAAGTCTCTAAGAGAACATGCCAAACGTAACAAGATTATTACTAATCGACTTACTAAAATTGATACCTGGGTGACTAGAGCGTGCCAAGTCGTATTCATCATCTTAGGTATTTGTGTTCTCATGCTGCTACACGTTCACGGTGTTATTTAGGAGGTTACTATGAAGAATCAAAAGAAATACACGTTCTCTATTAATATGACTTTATCCGATGATATGAAAGTGTGCAAATGCAAAAGCGCAGTATCGGTACCAAATGAAATCATATTGGCCTCGATGCTTGCTGGAGCAGTCGTTGCCATCGCTCAGGGCCGTAGTAGTGACCCGCACAAGTTTGCAGAAGCCGTATGCGGTACGATTATGGATCGTATTGATAAACCTAATATTACAAAACCTAGTCAACAATTATCTTAGGAGGAAATTATGATACGAATCACTTTTGAAGCAAAAAATTATGTGTCCCTTTGTGAAGAACTTAAATTATTCTTAAAATACAGTAATATACCTACAACGGAAGAACCGCCCACAGCTCCTGTGGTACCCGCTACAGTCCAAGCTCCGCCGGTGGCTCCAGTCGCTCAACCTGCTCCAGTAGCGCCTGTGGTACCGACATCCGTGTCGGTACCAACTACTCCCGAACCTGCGCAAGCACAGCCTACACCAGCTGTACCTGTAGCACCGGTTAAGGAATATACCTTGGAAGAAATTCAAGTGGCGTTGCAACCATTAATGGATGCAGGTCGCACGAATGAAATCGTAGGGTTGATGCAAAAATACAAAGTCGCAAGCCTTCCTGAGCTTCCAAAAGACCAATTCCCTAACCTTGTAGTTGACCTTCGTAACATGGGGGCTCGAATCTAATGGCTAGTCATGCGCTACTAAGCGCATCAAGTTCCCATAGGTGGCTACATTGTACGGGGGCGCCTCGATTAGAGGCGACCTTCCCTGATACTACATCAGAATATGCAAAGGAAGGAACCCTCGCCCATGAACTATGTGAATTGAAACTTAAGAAATACACTACGGCAATGGCCAAAGGCACCTACACCAGGGCGTATAACAAAATCAAGAAGAATGAGTTATGGGCTCCTGAAATGGACGAAACCACAGATGTATATCTCGAATACATCAAGTCCATCATGCTAAGTTACAAGGTCGCTCCAGTAGTGGTTATCGAAAAGCGTGTTGATTTTAGTCAATACGTTCCTGAAGGATTCGGCACGGCGGACTGCATCATATTAGCCGGTGATACGCTTCACATCGTCGACTATAAACATGGTAAAGGTGTTGTAGTTGATGCGGATCATAACCCGCAAATGATGCTATATGCTCTTGGGGCTATGCATGATTACAGCCTCTTGTATAATTTCAAAACTATCAAGATGACAATTGTACAGCCTCGTGTTAATAACATTTCAGAGTTTGAAATGTCCTCCGATGACCTCCGTAAATGGGGTGAGGAGGTAGTCGCGCCAAAAGCTAAGGAGGCCTACGAAATGGAAGGCCACACGTTTGAGGCTGGTGCCTGGTGTGGGTTTTGTAGGGCAAAGGCTCAATGTCGAACACGATGTGAGCATTTTGATGCTATGCACGTATTCACGAATCAAGACCCTCGTCTGATTAGCCTTGAAGAACTCGGCACATATCTGGAGCACGGCAAAGATATCGAATCCTGGTACAAGGATATTAAGGAATACGCATTATCTGAATCCTTAGCCGGAGCTGAAGTGCCAGGTTGGAAAGCTGTAGAAGGCAGAGGCTCGCGGGTATTCCAAGATGGTGATACGGCCATTCAAACCCTTATCAATGGTGGGGTAGATGAATCTATCCTCTATGAACGTAAGGTTCTTACATTGGCTCAGATTGAAAAAGCTATCGGTAAGAAAGAATTTAATGAACTCGTAGGCGACCAGGTCGTTAAGAATCCAGGCAAACCTACTCTTGTAGTTGATACGGATAAGCGCCCACGTATCACGAACCAACCTAGTGCGGCGCAAGTGTTTAATACCAATGGAGGTAACTAATTATGGCATTTCAATGCAATCCAACAGAAGTCCTTTTACAAAACGTACGTTTATCTTTCGTTCATTTACTTGAACCATATACGAACCCTAACAATTTTAGCGAAGCGAAGTACAGTGCTATGATTCTTGTACCAAAATCTGATACAGCACAAGTACAAGCTATCAGTCAAGCTATTGAAGCAGCAATCGCTGATGCTCGTGTGAAACATGGTGCCAAAGTACCAGCGCAACCTAAAACACCAATCCACGATGGCGACGGCTACACGCCAGGCGGTAAAGAATACGGCCCTGAATGTAAAGGCCATTACGTATTCAACGCGTCTCAATCCATGAAATTCAAGCCGGAAGTAGTCGACCTTCAAGGTCAACCTCTTACTGAACCTGGTCAAGTCTACTCTGGCATGTATGCCAATGTATTGGTTAACTTTTACTTCTACAACAACCAATCCAGTGGTATCTCCGCAGGGTTAGGTCCTGTACAAAAAGTACGTGATGGTGAACCGCTTGGCGGTGGCCAACCTGCATCCGCTGCATCCGTATTTGGTGCTCCTCAAGGAAGTGCAGCTAATGTGTTTGGTGGTGCTGAAGCAGTGCCAGCTATCAACCCTGTTACTGGCCTTCCAATGTAATAGGTGGCCATTATGCGCCATCTAAACATTGATATTGAATCATTCTCATCCAATGACATCGGCGCAGGTGTATACAAATATGTCGAAGCGGAGGATTTTGAAATCCTCCTATTCGCGTATGCGTATGACTTTGGCCAGGTTGAAGTTGTGGATCTAGCACAAGGGGAAACAATACCTGATGCGGTACTCAAAGATTTACAGAATCCGGATGTTATCAAACATGCCTACAATGCACAGTTTGAAATTACATGTTTGAACAAGGCCGGATATACTACTCCATTACGGCAGTGGCACTGCACGATGATTCATGGAGCCTATTTAGGGTATCCTATGGGCCTTGCTAAGTTAGGCGTTGCCCTAGGCCTACCTCAAAATAAATTAAAGGATAAAGCCGGTAAAGCTTTAATCCGGTATTTTAGTATTCCCTGTAAACCAACTAAATCGAATGGCGGTAGAACTCGTAACCTACCACATCATGATCCGGAAAAGTGGCGAACCTTTGTCGAATACAATCGGCAGGATGTAGTTACTGAAATGGAATGTTATAAACGCCTCGCATCGTTTCCTGTACCAGATGAAACATGGAACGACTGGTACATTGATATTGAAATTAATAATCGCGGTGTACTGATTGACCATGACCTGGTTATTGGTGCTCTTTGTATTGATGAGGAAAACACAAATATCCTTACAAAAGAAGCCCAGGAAATTACACGGCTTGCCAATCCAAACTCTACACAGGCGCTTCTTAATTGGATTAACACCAACACAGGGGCTAACCTGCCTAATCTAACGAAGGATACAGTTGATAGTGCTCTTAAGAGTGATATTAATCAAGTGGCCAAACGTGTGCTTACCTTACGTAAGAAACTGGCCAAATCATCCGTATCAAAGTATGTAAAGATGGAAGAATCTTGGGGATCAGATTATCGCCTCAGAGGCGTGCTACAGTTTTACGGAGCTAATCGTACTGGACGATGGGCAGGACGGCTTATACAGGTCCAAAACCTACCAAGAAACTACATTGAAACGCTCGATGTCGCACGTTCTATCGTGACACATCGTAATCGAGTAGGCCTTGAGCTATTGTATGGTGATGTAGCTGATACACTCTCACAATTAATTCGTACAGCGATTATTGCCCCAGAGGGTAAGACCTTATGTGTGGCTGACTTTTCAGCCATTGAAGCTAGGGTGATAGCCTGGCTAAGTGGTGAGCAATGGCGTCAACAAGTATTCGCCCATGACGGCGATATATACTGCGCGTCGGCATCATCGATGTTTGGTGTTCCAGTTGTAAAACATGGCGAGAATGGTCACCTTCGCCAAAAGGGCAAGGTCGCTGAACTGGCCCTTGGATATCAAGGCGGAGTCAATGCATTAAAGGCTATGGGCGCTCTTGATATGGGGCTTACGGAAGAAGAACTTCCGGACATTGTAAAGTTATGGCGTGAAGCGTCACCTCGTATTCGTGATTTATGGTATCAAGTAGAAAACGCAGCCGTGTATACGGTGACCACTGGCAACCCTATGGGGATAGACCATGGCATTATATTTCGATTAGAAATTGATCCGATATACGGCTATCGTTATATGACGATAGAACTACCTAGCGGGCGTAAGTTATTCTACCCTGGGGCTTACATCAAAGAAAATCAATTTGGTAAGGACGCCGTTCATTTTAAGGCGCAATTCAACAACGCATGGGTGGATGATAGCACCTACGGTGGAAAACTAGTCGAAAATATTACACAAGCCATAGCTCGAGACTGCCTGGCAGTTACGTTGAGACGATTAACGATAGCCGGATATCCAATTACTATGCATATCCACGATGAAGCGGTTATGGAAATCCCGGCCGAAGGTAAGGATGAAACACTTGATAAGGTTAACGCGATATTTGGGGCTCCGATATCCTGGGCGGAAGGGTTACACCTGTCTGCCGCCGGATTTACCAGCGATTATTATATGAAGGATTAGAAAGGGCGATGGCCATATGATCAACGATAAAAAATTAATAATTAGCGTCGGCCAAAGTCGCACATCTAAACAATGGACTCAAACGGATCTGATGTGGTCCGAGTTTATCGAACGGTTACACACACCTCAGCGTACTACGGAGACAGTTGAGCAGTATCATCAACTGCCAAAATCCGAAAAGGCTAAGTTGAAGGATATCGGGGGATTCGTAGGTGGTAGTTTAATTGGGTTACAGCGTAAAGCGATTAACGTCACCGGTCGTGACCTTATTACGCTTGACCTTGACGCCATAGAGCCGGGGCAAACGGATAATGTAGTGCGTACAGTGGATAGTTTAGGTATGGCATACGTCATATACAGTACGCGTTCACACACACCACATCGCCCGCGGTTACGTGTAGTTATTCCTACTGACCGCACCATGACACCGGATGAGTACGAGCCTATCGCTCGTAAGGTGGCCAGCTTAATCGGCATCGGCATGATGGACTCGACTACGTTCGAAGCCTCGAGGCTCATGTACTGGCCAGGATGTTCTAGCGATGCACAGTATGTATTCCGATTTGCAGATAAGCCGTTCTTATCTGCAGATGGCATATTGGCGGAATATCCCGATTGGCGGGACGTGGCGTCATGGCCACAGGTGCCAGGTTCTGAGACTTCAGTTCGAGTCAAACAGCTTCTTACGAAGCAACAGGATCCGTTAACTAAGCATGGTATCGTTGGTGCCTTTTGTAGACAGTATGGTATTCGTGAAGCCATCGATACGTTCTTACCTCATGCATATTCTTATGTTGATGGTTCTCATGATCGGCTAACGTATGTCGAGGGTTCGACCATTGGTGGTGCGGTCATCTACGATGATGATAAGTTCTTGTATTCGCACCACAATACGGACCCTTGCGGAGGTCAATTGGTCAATGCGTTTGACCTGGTTCGGCTCCATAAGTTCCATGACCTTGATGAGACCGCTAAGGACGGCACACCGCCACATAAGATGCCATCGTTCCTAGCGATGAGTAAGCTTGCCTTTGAGGACTCAGAGGTGGCTATCAGCATTCAGCAAGAACGGGCGCGGGAGTCCGCTACAAATGTGTTCCAAGAATCGATAAGTAAAACTAATACTACCGATGTGACAGACCTTGACGCCAACGTATTACTCGAAACCGAATGGATGAAGTCTGCTGGCCTCAAGTATAGCGATAACAATGTGCTGAAGAAAACACGTGATAATATTCTTCTGATATTAACGCATGACCCAGCACTCAAAGGACGCATCGCTTACGATAAGTTCGGTAGTCGATATATGGCTATGGGCGCCTTACCGTGGGCCCTAACAGAACACGGTAAACGCATTTGGACTGATACCGATGATAGTGGTATCCAGTGGTACCTTGAAAACCGATTCGATATTACGGGTAAAGATAAAGTTCTAGATAGCGTGTTACTGATTGCGAAACAAAACGCATTTAATCCAGTAACCGACTATTTAGATAGCCTTACATGGGATGGTGTAGCTAGACTTGACACGATATTTATCGATTATCTGGGGGCAGAGGATAATGTGTATACACGTGCAGTAGGTCGCAAGGCCTTCGTTGCTGCAGTAGCACGTGCCTACGAACCTGGATGCAAGTATGACACCATGCCGGTATTAGTCGGTGCCCAAGGGATAGGGAAATCATCTCTTATCCGTCTCATGGGCAAGGATTGGTACGCTGATGGGCTTAACACGTTTGATGGTAAAGAGGCTGCAGAAAGTATCCAGAATAGTTGGTTAGTTGAAGGCGGTGAAATGGCCGGATACTCAAAGACGGAAGAAAACGCATCGAAACAATTCTTATCGCGCCAAGTTGACGTATTCCGTAAGGCATATGGCAGACGAACGGAAGAATACCCTCGTCAATGCGTGTTCTTTGGTTCCACTAACCAACACGAGTTCTTAAAGGATATCACGGGAAACCGTAGATTTTGGCCAATTCAGCTTGGTTTAAAGAAACCAACAAAAAATGTATTTAAGAATTTACCCGGTGAAGTGGATCAGATGTGGGCGGAAGCCAAAGCTAGATACCGTCAAGGGGAAAGCTTAATTATTGAAGATAATGAAGAAGTACTTCGCCTTGCAAATTTAGCACGAGAAAGCCATATGGAAGGAAATGCTAAAGCAGGTGTAGTAGCTGAGTTCTTGAAACAGAAAGTACCTGAGAACTGGAGCACGATGTCACCTAAAGCACGCGATATGTTTATGTCAGGCACACACGCGGTACCTGGGCAGGTGCTAGTATTCCGTGACAGGGTATGCGCTGCAGAAGTATGGGTTGAATGTTTTGGACGTCCATTATCTTGGATGAAGAAGTCGGACAGCCGAGAGCTTAATCAAATTTTAGATAACATTCCATTCTTAATGAGGTTTGATTCGATGAAAAAATTTGGGCCATATGGAGCCCAAAGAGGATTCTCAATTATACCCGGATTGATGTAATTTTCGAAGGTAACATTCCTGAAAATACCCACATATTCTCAAAAAGAATGTTACCTGAGAATGTTACTATGTTACCCGAATGTTACCGGAATGTTACCTAGAATGTTACCCTAACAAACCTAGTATTTATCTATATTTATAGTACTTATTATATATAAAGGTAACATTTATATATATATATGTAGTAGAAATATATGTATTTAAGTACGTTATAGGGGCTAAACGGGGTTAAATATGGTATGTATCTATATGTAAAGAAAAAAAGTGTAACTTTGTTACCTTGCGTAAATGATAATCTCAAAATGGAGGTGTGATAATGCTTGAAAAGCTAGTCGAACAGAAATTGGTTCGGGGCGTTAGAGAGTTGGGCGGTAAGGCCTATAAGTTTGTATCGCCTGGCAACGTCGGAGTGCCTGATCGGATTGTGATATGGCCGGACGGTACCGTTCAATTCGTAGAGCTTAAAACGACACGAGGTCGATTAAGCCAACTACAGGATGTGCAGTGCAAGAAACTATTGAGCCTACTGCAGACCGTTTACATCCTTTACGGCCCTGAAGCCGTTAAGGATTACTTAACGAATGAAGGTGGTATTCATGGCGAGAGTTCCGTGTAAGGATTGTAACCGGCGAACACCAGGATGTCATGGAATGTGTTCCGACTACAGCTTGTACAAATTACTTAGTAAATATGAAAAAGCGAAAGACCATGATGATATCGATGTACAGTCATATATCATGACAAACGTGCGAAAGATCCGTCACAAGATGCAAAAGGCAAAGTACGGATGCACAGTTAAGGATTAGGAGGGGCTATAGTGAAATTTAATCCACATCCCTATCAAAAGTATTGTATCGATAGGGTAGTCAAACAAAATAAGCTTGGCCTATTCCTTGATATGGGCCTAGGTAAGACAATCATAACCCTATCAGCTATTTACCAATTGAAATACAACTACTTTCAAGTTAAGAAGGTGCTTATCATAGCGCCTAAGAAGGTAGCGGAAGCAACCTGGCAACGTGAAGCGGCTAAATGGGATGGCGTTGGTATTCTTAGAATATCCACAGTACTAGGTCCGTTAAAGAAACGCATACAAGCGTTGAATACTCCTGCGGATATCTACATCATCAATCGGGAGAATGTATCCTGGTTAGTGAGCTATTACAAGAACGCGTGGCCATTCGATATGGTGGTAGTCGATGAATCGAGTTCCTTTAAATCACATCGCGCTAAACGATTTAAGGATTTATCGAATATGTATAACCATATCAACCGAATGGTGTTGTTAACCGGCACACCATCACCGAACGGGTTGATTGACTTATGGGCGCAGGTCTACTTATTAGACCGAGGGCAGACTTTAGGTAAGACATACACATCGTTTAGAGAACATTACTTTGACCCAAACCAACGTGGGCGCGATGTGATATACAGCTACAAGCCAAAGGCAAATACAAATGATGCGATTATGTCAGCGATAGCGCCACTATGTATATCAATGAAAGCCAGTGACTACTTAGACCTACCGCCAATCGTGTATGACACAGTTCCAGTCGTCTTAGATGCTAAGGCGAAGAAAGCCTATGAAAGCATGGAACGGGATGCAGTTCTTGAAGTGTTTGGAGCGGATGAAGAAATCACCGCCATGAGTGCGGCAGCTTTATCGAATAAACTTCAACAGTTGGCCAACGGTGCCGTGTATGACGATGAACGAAACGTACATACGATTCATGACTGCAAAATAGAAGCCTTCATGGAACTCATAGAACAACTACACGGCAAGCCGGCGCTAGTGTTCTACAATTTTAAGCACGATTGTGCTAGGTTAAAGGAAGCGTTAGCGAAAACGGATCTGCGTATACGGGAATTAAAAGGCGCCGATGAAGAGTTCGATTGGAACGCCGGTAAGATTGATGTACTGTTAGCACATCCCGCATCAACCGCATATGGGCTTAATTTACAAGACGGCGGAAACCATGTGATATGGTTTGGCCTTAACTGGAGCCTTGAACTATATCAACAGGCGAACAAGCGGTTACATCGTCAAGGGCAAAATGAAAAGGTTATCATCCATCACCTTATCTCCGTAGGTACACGGGATGAAGATATGATGGAAGCCTTAGAAAAGAAAGACGAAGCACAAGAGTATGTCCTTCAGTCATTGAAGGCACGGATTGATAAATACGTGAAAGGATAACAGCAGGTGATATGAATCCACTAACTGAACGAAAATCAATTTGAACGTGTAACAGGATATGAAAATGCTGATTTACCTGAACGAAAATTAAAGGAGAATAAAAATATGTACGAATTACAAGAAAAAGCAATCAATGCAGCAAGAACAGTATTGTGTAATGAATTTGGTTATAACGCTAAGAAATTAGCACTTATGGATATGTATGTAGTGTGGTTTTCTAAAACATTACAAAATTGGAAAGCGCTGGTAAGCGGTGTACATATCAAAGAGTATATCGAAGTTACATATAATGGAGATAAGCAAGAAACATATGTTGATGTGTATCAAAAAGCGTGTAATCAATGCTTGAAAGGATAACAACTATGAAGAAACTATTAGTATATGTACAAGGATATCTGCACCCTTCTGAAGTATATGGGCCTATAGGTTGGCTAGTTATGCCAATATCAGATGCGTGTGTGAATGTGGAAGGTCTTAGAAATGAAGGCGCGGGAACGTCGATGTCGACTTGGCGTCAAGTATATTCCACGCTAGCGAAAGAATTATCTAAATCGCCATGGCAACCCGTTTATAACAATCCATTTAAGATTGATGACGTTGATAGGGTGCGTCTATGTAATTTCGGCGAGTGTATACAGGGGCCAGTTCGTGTGACCGATTTTATGGTCTTGGATGAACGAGAATACTATTTACGTTGTGATAAGAAGGACGATTAAACTATGAGCAGAATATGTAAGACTTGTGGAAGCCTATTCCAGGCTAAAGGCAACGAGCAAGAGTGCCCTACATGTAAGGAAGGGTTCAACGATATCATGAGTATCATCAAAGGGAAAGACAGTAAGGAGACAGTAAAAGACAGTAAAAAGACAGAAGCCACACCTACTACACCGGAGCCATCTCCTAAGTTAACCACCTGTAAGGTGTGTGGTAAGGAGTTCGAACAAACTGGTAAAGGTCGACCTGCTGTCAATTGTCCGGAATGTCGAGAGGCTTTGAAATATGAGTATAAGGCGAAACCTAAAGCTAAGCCAACAGTCGCCGTAGCGACGGAAGAAGAGAAGGCTAAGCAGTATGGCAAGATTGAGGCTAAGCCGGAAGTAGCAGAAACACCTACAATAGATGTACCTGTGGTTGATGGTACGCTTAGCGAGACGATGAACGATGCGGTACATCATCCACAGCATTACACCTTGCCAGGTCTAACCGTTGAAAGCGTCGATGTTATCCGTGCTGTACTTACGCCGGAAGAGTTCAAAGGCTGGTGCAAGGGTAACGCTTTAAAGTATTCCCTTCGAGCAGGTCGTAAGGATCCGGATAAAGAAGTTCAGGACTTAGCGAAAGCAGGCGTGTTCTTAAGTTGGATTACCAGGGAGTAGCCTATGCATACCAGTGCTAGTTTTGAGAAACTGTTACACGACCATGGGCATTACCTGGATGACTTATACGTAGTCACTGTTCGATATGTTAACTACTTGGAGGAACAGTACGAGATGGCGTATGTACGAAGTGAAGAAGTCATCCGCGAATATAAGAAAGCTGGTAATGACCAGTTCGATGATAAGACATATTCGTATCCTTGGTATCATGACGAGCGTTGGGATGAAGCTACCGATACATTGGAAACGATAGAGGATGAAGTCGATGAGCTATACAAGATTGTAGAAGGGATGGATTACATATGACACAGGATAGTATTGATAGGATGTGAACGTATGGGTAAACGTACGAGTAAGGGGGCACATCCTGGAATAGGTAAACTGCAAAGGCTGATGGATAGTCATAGACGACTAACCGACGTCGAGGCGCACTTGCAACGTCTGGAGCAAGAAGCACGAAGTGAGTACCCTATCACCGAAGAGCAACAGCTAAATCTCAAGACAGCGTATCGTGATCTACTTGAAGAGTCAAGGCGACTATCAAGGGAACGATATGAGCTATGGGCTATCATCCATCAAGTGCCTAGCGATTGTGAGCGTACATTCCTTGAGTATCGCTACTACTTCGGCCTTGGTATGAAGGACGTCATTGAGGCGATGCACTACAGCGAGCCACAGGTCTACCGCATACGTAAGATGGCTGTCAAGTCTTTTTGCAAACTTTTTGAAAATTTCTAAAACATGATATGAAATGATAGCTGCACTTTGTGTTACCTTATGGGTGTGGATATGGAAACGAGCGTCGTATCCGCGCACTGTAGGGTAGTTCATAGTGATACCTTTCATGTACTTACACTTCTCTCCTGGGCAGTAGCCCAAACATGAAGCGAAGCATTGAGGACTACGAACAACCACGTAGTCCTTTTTGTTAGCTTTAATGAGAAAAGAAATACCCTAAATAGAATTAAAATTATTTTTAAATTATTTGAAATAAAAAGGTACTTCCTCGACGAAAAATCGCCGCTGGTCGCCCCCGCGCGATGGTCCTCTCTCTGTGAGAAAAATTTTCCTGTTGAATGTAGAAAGACGAATTTAGAAAGGAGTACACCTATGGCGGACACAAAACCCAGAGTGAAATTTGATGCTGCAGGCAATCTGCTCGTATCCAGCACTCAACTATGTGACCTCTTGCGGGTCACTCCGGAAATTATTTCTCGACATCATAAAGCAGGAATGCCTAAAGCCTCTGTAGGTTGGTGGAATCTACGGGAAGTCCTCGTATATTTAGGGCAGGCAAAAGGCGATAACGCTAAAAGCAAATCCGCATCAACTCGTAAGTTAGAAGCCGAAGCTGATTATAAAGAGGCAAAGGCTGCGCGTGAAAAGAAAATGCTAGATGTGCTAAACGGCGAATATGTCCCTCGTGCCGATGTGGCGCAGGCATGGGCTAACCGAATATTGGAATTAAAAACATCGTTTACCAAATTAGGTAAGCGGATCGGAAGTGAATTCACGGATCCTGAGGAACGTGCTCGTGTAGAAAAGGTGGTGAATGGCCTTGTCGAAGAATACCTCGAAAGCTACGCGCGCGAAGGCGAGTACACGCCGAAAGTCAAAGCCGCGGGAAAAGCAAAGACCAAAGATTGACTGGTTCCCCGAGGAACTGGAAGCATTCAAGCCACCTGAAAGATACACCGTTTCGGAATGGGCAGATAGGTACAGGGTACTGACTAATATATCTGCTGAACCTGGACGATGGCGTACAGCGCGGACACCTTATCTCAAGGAGCCTATGGATAAATTCACAGACCCTCTCATTGAAAGCATCTCGTTATGTTTCGGTGCGCAGATAGGTAAGACAGAAACTGAGCTTAATATGATTGGATATGCGTTACATCAAATCGCATCTCCAACCATGATGGTTTATCCGACGGATACTATCGCGAAATTCGCTAGTGATAAACGTGTACAGCCAATGATTAGGAGCGTAGAGCCGCTTGCGGACATGTATGACGAAAGCAGTAAGCTACTAGAGTTAGACTTCGTTAACGGGAATTATATGGTGCTCGTAGGAGCGAACTCACCAAGTAGCTTGTCAAGTCGGTCAATTAAGTACTTATTCTTCGATGAAATTGATAAGTACCCAGCTTTCTCCGGTAAGGAAGCGAATCCGATTAAGCTGGCTGAGGAACGTACCAAGACATTCGTTGATAAGAAGATTGTAAGGGTGTCAACTCCTACGATTGAAAGTGGCAATATTTGGCAATCCTATATGGGCGCAAATGAACGTAAGCAGTATTACGTGCCATGTCCGCATTGCGGGGTGTCGCAGACCCTCAAATTCAAACAGATAAAATGGCCGGAAGAACACCATGGCAATGCGGATATGATACGTGATACCGCATATTATGAGTGCGAACATTGTAAGCACCGTATTGATGATAAGCATAAGATGGATATGCTCCGGCAAGGTGAATGGCGGGCGGTGAATGAATCGCAAGTTCGAGTCGTCCGGTCGGTCGCCTATCATCTATCATCTCTATATTCTCCATGGGTCACCTTCGGGGATGTAGCGTATGAGTTTGTCAAATCAAAAGATACGCCAAGTGAGTTAATGAACTTCATCAATTCATGGCTAGCAGAGCCGTGGAAATCTGCGAAAACTAAAAGCACGCAGAACCTCGTGTTTACGCAATCGGAAGTTCCTCGCGGTATCGTGCCACAGCATGCGCCACTACTTATTGCTTCTGTCGACGTGCAGCAAGATCATTTCTGGTGGGAGGTTAGAGCCTACGCTCATGGTGTATCAAGTTACTTAGTTGATTATGGTCAAGCAAGTAGTTGGTCAGACTTAACCGAGATACTCATTGATAGAGAATATCCATCAGAGTATGGTGAGGCTCGTAAGATTGTGAGGGCCGGTATCGATAGTGGCTACCGAGCAGACGACGTATATCAGTACTGTGCGCAGTACCCAGAAGTATGCGTGCCAGTTAAAGGCGATTCATCACACAGTCCTCTAGCTCCTCCATATAAGATGAGCAGCATCGAGAAGGGCGTCATCGGCGGTATGAAGCTGTACATAGTGAATACCGATTACTGGAAGGACTTTATATTTGCACGTATGGTACGTCCGGCTAATGAGCCTGGCACAATCCATTTATTTAAGGATTGCCCAGAGGAATATTCGGAGCACCTCCGGTCGGAGGAAAAGCAAGAAATCCGAAATGTAAAGACCGGAGCAGTTACAGTGCAATGGAAACCATTAACCAGTCATCCAACAAATCACTTGTTGGATACGTGTGTATACAACGCCATGGTGGCGGACTCGGTAGGTGTTAAATACTTACCCGAATATAATCTGGATACCGATGAGGAGGACGAAGATATGGATGATGAAGACTTTAATGCAGATAGCCGAGGTTGGTTTAGTTAAGAAGGAGGTGAGACCATGAGCGCAAGAGAAGACTTGGAGCGTATTCGAACGATAATCGAGGAAATTGAGACGAATGGATACGCTGAGATGTCTGTAGGTGGTAAGCGATTTAAGACGCATGACCTGCCGACATTATACGCCCGTGAACGTGAGTTAATGTCTCGCGTTGATGATGAGGAAGGTAATAGCACGACATCCTACGTGTCATGGGAGCGACGATGAACATACTCGATAAGGTAATAGCATATTTCAATCCAGAACGAGCTGCTCGTAGAGCATATTTTCGTAGTTCACTTGAACGCGGATATGATGCGGCAGCAACAGACCGATTGAGTGGCGACTGGATGCCTGTATTTGGTACAGCTGAACAGGTGGCATCAGGTCAACGAGATTTGATTAGAGGGCGTGCACGTGCAGCAGAACTTAATAGTGACCTTGCTGAAAGTGTCGTTTTAGCATTACTACGGAATGTAGTAGGTACAGGTATAAAGCCACAGTGCAAAATCAAGACCAAAGCAGGAAAGCTAAATGAAAGACTCAACAAGAAAATTGAGGATGCTTGGTCTGATTGGGTGGATAAGGAGAATGCGGATATCCGAGGAATATCTACGTTCTACGAGTTGCAAGAAATGGCTCTACGTCGAATGGTCTATGACGGGGAAATCCTAGTCAATATGACCTCCGAAGGTACAGATATACCACTATCGTTACAGCTTATCGAAGGTGAGAATATCGGAGCCGTATCGGTAAGCGAGAATGGCAACAATATTGTTAATGGTGTGGAAGTTAATAAATATGGAAGACCAATAGCATATCACGTATTCCAAACTGATCCGTTAGGGATACGGTCATTTAACGAGGCACGATTACCAAGTACTAGGGCTTTCCTATTACATAAACCGCGTAGGCCTAGTGAACTGCGCGGGGTTAGCATGTTAGCCCTCGTATTAAAGCGCATTCACGATGTAGATGAATATATGGATGCCGACCTCATAGCGGCTCGTGTAGCAGCATGTTTCGGTGCGTTTGTAACAAGTAATACTGGAAACGCTCCTATAATTTCTAATAAAACGGACGGCAAAGGTAAGAAAGTTCGTTCAATGGCACCAGGGATTATCCAACATCTACGTGCAGGCGAATCTATTTCGTTTGCGGAGCCTAAGCGAAATGCTGGAACCGCATCAGAATATTCGGCGACCCAAACGAGACGCATAGCGTCGGGCATGGGTTTAAGCGCGGACATAGTGACGCGCAATATTAGTGGTAACTTCTCCGCAGCTCGGCAGAATATGCTGGAGGATCAGCAATCATTCAAGCAGATGCAGCGTTTTATAATTGAGCATTTTTGTATGCCTGTATGGCGCGCCTTTATTGAAGCGTGCTACCTGAAGGGAATTATCCCGGCCAATGACTATGCAGCGAACCCAAAACTTTATAAGAAAGTAGCATGGCTAGCTCCAGGTTGGTCTTGGATTGACCCTGTTAAGGAAGTTAATGCTAACAAAGAAGCGATTAAGGCAGGACTCACAACGCTCGAGGATGTATGTAGTGCATCAGGTAAGGACTGGGAAGAAGTATTAGAACAGCGGAAGCTGGAACAAGACCGCATTAAGGAATTGGGTGTTGCCCTTGATATGAATGGGGACATAACGAATCTAGCGGATGATAACACCACTGATATGAAAGGAGATGATAGCTAGTGGAGAAATCTGCAAAGCAGCTCTTAGGTAAATATGCCCGAGAGGCGCAAATTACAAACATCGAAGCGAACGAAGACCGTACCGTCGAATTGTCCTTTTCTTCTGAAGAACCATATGAAAGATGGTTCGGAACAGAGATATTGTGTCATGACGAAGGCTGCGTTAACTTAGACCGATTTAATAACGGTTTAGGCACATTGCTATTCAACCATGACCGCAGCGCAGTTGTTGGTCACGTCGATAAAGTGTGGATTGAAGATAATCGCGGCAAGGCGATTGTTCGATTCGATGAAGATGATGAATCCGAAAAGATTTATCAAAAAGTGTTAAAAGGCACATTACAGGGTGTGAGTGTCGGATATGACATAAGTCGATATGAGGAATTAATCGATTCCGATTCTAAAAGTTCCAATGGCCGGTTTACAGGCCCAGCATACGTAATTACATATTGGGAACCATTGGAGATTAGTGTTGTGTCCGTCCCTGCAGATCCGACTGTAGGGGTAGGCAGAAGTGTAGAAGATAATGAGGAGGAACCTATGAAAGGTGATGCAAAAGCAAAAGGCACTGAGCAAAACGTGCCACAAGTAGTACCGGAAGTACCAGAGTCCGGAGTTAAAGGTTTTAATGCAGATGATGCTAAAAAGTTGATTGCGGCAGAACGTGAACGTGTATCTACAATCACAAGTTTATGCCGCGACTTTGAAGTTGATGGCGTAGATGAATTCATCAAATCTGGCAAATCTGTTGCCGAAGTTCGTGAGGTAGTAATGGACGTATTGCGTGAACGCAATAAGCCAGTAATCACTAAAGTCGGCGAAGCAGATTCTGATAAGTTCCGCATGGCTATGCAGGACGCTTTGATGATGTCTGCGGGCATCCCAGTTACAAATCCTGCACCAGGTGCAAATGAACTTCGTTCTATGTCCTTGATGGAATTAGCTCGTGAGTCTTTGGTTCGGGAAGGCTTAACCGCTAACTATGCTGACCGATTGGAATTGGCACGTGAAGCGATTAACTCCACATCCACATTCCCAATTGCTTTGTTTAACGTAGCAAATAAATCCTTGGTACAAGGTTATGAAACCGCACCGGCTACATTCGATGCGTGGACCGGCAAAGGTAGTAACCGTGATTTCAAACCGGCAAAACGTATTCTACTTTCTGAAACAGCTGAATTGAAACTCGTTCCTGAAGGCGGACAATTCAAGGATTCTAAGTTGGAAGAAGCTGGTAACGATGTTCGTGTATTTACATACGGTCGTACGTTCAGCTTAACACGACAAGCTATCATCAATGATGATTTGGGTGTGTTCAAAGATATCGCTTCCAAATTTGGCCGTTCTGCAAAGGATACCATCAACAGCATGGTGTACGGGTTGCTAACAGGTAATACCGTATTGAGTGACGGTAAAGCGCTATTCGGTACTAACAGAGGCAACTTGGCGGCTGCTGGTGCTGAATTAAGTGTTGCATCTTTATCTGCGGGTGTAGCGGCAATGCGTCGTCAAAAGCATATTGGTGAAAATCGCAATTTGAACATCGCACCTACATATTTGATTATTCCGCCAGAACTCGAAGCATTGGCTTATCAATTGATTAAATCTACCGCAGACCCTGCTCGTAATAATGATACAGATAACCCATTCAGTGGTCGATTCACTATCGTCGTAGATGCAGCATTAACGGATCCACATGCTTGGTATTTAGCCGCACGTCCTACAGATGTTCAAACCATCGAAGTAACGTACTTAAATGGCGTTGAAACGCCTCGTTTAGAATCGCAAACAGGATTCAAAGTTGATGGTATCGAGTACAAAGTCGCTATGGACTGCAACGCAACAGCTCTCGACTTCCGCGGCTTGTACAAGAACCCTGGTAAATAATTGGTAACTAATTAGGAGGTAAATAGATATGGCACAATTCATTCAAGAATTAGATCGTATTGATTTCAAAAATACAGCATCCGATATGATTGCCGTAGGGGACATTGTCCCTATCGGCAAAATGCATGGTGTTGCAATTACAGATATCGCACCTAATGCCGTGGGTGCAGTTAAGGTAACAGGCTGCTTTGAAGTAGCGGCATTGGCTTCTGATTCTTTTGCAGTAGGCGATAATGTGTATTTTGACAAAGCACAAAAGCGAGCATCTAAAACAGATACTAACCCAGTATTAGGTGTAGCTATCACAGAAAAGCGCCCAGGCACTACAGTGTTAGAAGTCGCACTTGTGCCAAATGTGGAAAAGTAATATAAAGGCGGGCATATGTCCGCCCACTCCATAGGAGGTAATGCACTATGAAATTAGGATATAGACCTAATGCACTGCTTTCTGTATTTGGTGAACGAATTACCTACAAAGGCCAAGCTATCAAAGCTAGCGTGGAGATTGGCGAATATGATGGCAAAGGTTCCGGATTTGTCGATAAAGCATTAGCTGATAAAGCTCAGATTTGGGTGCGTGCTAAGGATGTTCCCGAACCTCGGTCAAAAGACGAAGTGTATATCAATGACGAGAAATGGTACGTTGATCACATTTCCAACTTTGACGGTACAATGTATTGCCTTGAAATCGTCCATAACGTGAGGGCGGTGAGGCCGTGAGTAATGAACCTATTACGATTATAGACACAGCCACGCCGTATCTAAATTTCATTGCAGAAACCAAACCCGACTGGATGCGTAAGGCATTGAAGTCAACAGGTTGGATGATGCAAAAGGAAATCAAGCAAGGCATTCGGTCGGGTGCACCAGGTGGGCGTAGATATCCTAACTTCATGGCGCCGGCTCGCAGGGCGGCATTTGAGTCAGCATTTGGTGCGAAACTTCGGAAAGCATACCAAAGTGGCGGACGAGCTGAACGAGAGTCTTGGGGCTCTAAATCGCGAAATGCCTTACTCGATATGGGCATTAGCGCCAGGACAATCGGCTATAGTCCACTCGGTAAGTTATCAAATGCAGTTGGATACCAGTATGACAAGGGCAAGCAATCCGTCCGAGTTGGGTGGTTATCTAATTCGGCTAAACGGTTAGGTGAACAGATTGAATCTGGATACACTAAGCAGATTACGGAAACAATGCGACGTAAGTTGTTTGCGGCGGGAGTACCATTGCCTAAAGGTAAATCGATGTTCAAAATTCCTGCGCGCCATACATACGGCCCTATGAAATCAGCGTTACAACCTAAGCTTAAACCATATATTGAGGGTAAGATAGGCGACTACGCTATTTATGGTCCGGCTGCACAATCTGCGTCTCGACGGAACTACAAGGTAAGGTGATTTGATGCAACAAACAATTCCACTGTCGCGCATCGTTGAACGATGGGCTGAGGCCTTAGCGAACGATGAGGCGTTGACTAAATTTTGCAATGACAAATACGGAAAGCCGGCGCAACTGTATGTCGGCTATGACGATGTCGAAGCACCGCTTGAAGAAGATTGCCCTTGCATCATATTACTACCGAGCAATAAGAACGAGGGGCTTGCTGATACCTACACATATTCGTTAATGATTGTATGGGGTATCGTCCATAAAGGTGCAACTCGTGTTAAGAATATTATTCGATACGACGGAGCGCTAGAATCGGATGACCTAGGGCAGTTAATTATTGAATGCATTTGCAAGGTGAATCCCGCGTTCCCTGTTATCGACATTGACTATGAACTCGATAGCATGAATTGGCGCCCAGTGTTCACTGGACGTTTAACAGCTACTATAGAAATCCCGCATGTAATCGGCGGGAATATTGAATACTAAAGGAGGAAATGCATATGGCAACAGCAAAACGTGCACAGGGCTCTCAGTCCCATGTGGCGATTGCTTTTGAATCGGACTTTGGTACTACGCCATCTACAGGTGGTGTAATCATTCCGATTATTTCTAGTTCTGTAAAAGCTAGCCAAAACTTAAACGACTCCACTGTAATCCGTGGTGATCGCAATCCGGCAGCGCCATTCCGTGGCAACATCGACACGTCCGGTAGTTTAACCGTACCTGTTGGCGTAATTGACATCGGATATTGGCTAAAAGCTGCCTTCGGGCAACCGACTTCTAATACAACTGGCCAAGCGCCAAATAAGAAGTCTGAGCATGTGTTTAAAATCGGCAACACAATGCCGTCGCTAACTATTGAACAGGGATACCCTGATGTTAACGTATTCCAACAATTCGCAGGTGCGCGAATCAGTAAATTGGGCTTTAAATTCGGCGGTGACGCTGAATTAACTGCATCCGTTGATGTGATGGGATGCAAGGAAACTTTGGAAGCTACTACATTCGACGCTGCAGCAAAAGCAGTTAATTTCCTACCGTTCCAAAATCTTAACGCGACTATCAAAGAGGGCGGAGTTACTGTGGCCAATATTTTGAGCTGCGACATCAACTTTGACTTTGGCTTGGATGGTGATTCTTACGCTATCGGCGGTAAAGGCTTTAGAACATACATCGACCCAGGTATTGTGTCAATTTCCGGTACGATTAAAGCGTTCTTCCAAAACAAGGACTTGTTAAACAAAGCCGTTAATGGCACGGAATCCAGCTTGGAATTGCGACTTGAACAAGATGACTGGTCGCTTACATTCAAATTGCCTGAACTTGTGTACGAACGACAATCTCCAGGCATCGACGGTCCTCGTGGCGTTAATATTGAATTGCCGTTTAAAGCATACTATCGTGCAGATGCTGGTCGCTCCGCATCCATCATTACATTAGTTAATAATCAAGAACAATACTAGGAGGTGCCCATATGGCATTTGAAGATATCAAAGTAAGAGGATTAACATTCGCTGAACGTGGTGAATTAATTAAATCTGGTTTAGACCCATTGTATACCCCAGTTCCGGAAGAAGCACCGGATACAGAACGCCTATTACGTTCTCGTGAGCTTGCGCAATGGATTATGCAGCACATCTACGGATTGACTGAAGATGAAATCAACGCAGCACCAGACAATGATCTTATGGAAGTTGCACTCGATACCATGCGCTTTACGCATGAAAAAAAGGCTGAAATCGAAAAAAACTAATTGATGCGTGGAGTTGGCTCAACTCCGACAAACCAAAATACTGCTCTGAATGTATCAAGATGCAACGTGAGACCAAACAGAATTTTGATTGCTCGGAGTGTGAGTTTAATTCCCCGCATCAATTAGATGGTACACGACAAGCGATGCGAGTATATAACGCAAGCCGAATGCAACGACGTTGGCATTCAGGTGGAATTGCTGGATTCGATATGCCGGCGGTATTAGAAGTGGCGAAAGCTTACGGCATTGAGCCACTACCGCATCTTATCGACTTACTCGTATTGTTAGAAGCTAAAGAATTGGAGGTGGCGCACAAGGATGGCCAATAATTTAATTGATATTGTCGTTCAGCTGACCGACAAGAATACCGAAGCAGGGCTCAAGAAAATTACAGCTAGTGCCGAAGGCGCCAAATCCGCCCTTGGCAAAATGAAGAATGACCTCATGGCAATAGGAGCCGGTGTCGGGGTAGTAGGCATCGGTGCCAAATTGGCCAAGGAGGCTATCCAATGGGACGTAGCCGTTAAGAAGTTATCAGGAATTACCGGTGCTACGGCAAAAGAAACCAGTGAACTATTAGCAGTAGCTAATTACATGGGTATTGCTATGGAAGATAGCGCTGGTGCATTTGCTAAGTTCTCCAAAAATGTCGGAGCGGCCAAAGAGAAAATGGAAGTCGCACGAGCAGAAGGAAAGCTTAGTACTGACATATTTAGTAAATTAGGCTACACGCTTGAAGACATTCAAGGTAAAAATACCGTTGAAGTGTTCAAGATGATACAGGAACGCCTAAGAGGTATGAAGGATGGGGCTGAAAAGACTCGTGTTGAAATGGAACTCTTCGGTCGTACGGGTTATCAGATGCATGCCATGCTAAATATGTCTGCTGAACAGATGGACAAAGTGGCTGAACGTGCAAAAGCGATGGGTCTTATCATCGACGACGAGACTGCAGCTAAATCCGCAAAGCTAAATCGAGAATTAAAAGATTTAGAAAATACCGGTAAACGACTTGCAGTATCTATCGGCCATGAGTTAGTTCCTGTGTTTAATGACTACGCAAAAGAGGTATTGGACGTAGCTAAGGAATTTGAGTCAATGACTGCCGAGCAAAAGGAAGCTATCGGCGGAATTGTTAAATTCGGTGCAGAAGCTGGGGCAGTAATCATAGTCATGAGATCACTAACCAGCGCACTCGGATTTATGCGATTAGCTACAATTGCTGCTGCAGGTCCTTGGGTAACATTGGCTACGGTAGCAGGGCTCGCAGCTAAGAACATATATGATGCAGCGTATGCATCTAAAACCGCAGGTTCTTATCTAAATGTAGAAGTTGACGGCAAACGTATTCACAAGAATACGAATTCGACAGCAGGAATGTCTGATAAGTTCCGTGAATCGCATGATTCTCGATATTGGATAGAAGACTCAGCTTTATTTGGATTCATTAAAAATGACCGCATGGCTACCAAAGAGGAAGGTGCTAGAATCGATGCAGCTCTTAAAGAAAAGGAAGCTGCAGACGAGGCTAGAAAGAAAGCCGATGAAGAACTTGAAAAAGCAAAGCAAGAGATTGCTAATGGCGGGGCGTTAACGAACACCGAAGCCATTAACAAAGCAAATGAGGAAGCTGCAAAAGCGGCTAAGGCACAGGAGCAGGCGGCGAAGAAAGCACAACAAGCGGCTGAAAAGTTGACGAGTGCTGTTGAACGCATGGCGGATTTGTACCAATCGCTTACCTTGCAAAGCTTACAAATTGACGGCAGTCAATATGAAATTGATAAGTTAACAGCTAAGAATCAGTATGAATCTAACAATAAGAATATCCGTGACATCATCCGTTCCGTTTCAGGACTGGGTGGAAGCGCTACCGGCGAAGCTGTGAGTGTGCTAGATGCAGCTAATGAACAACTCGGTAAGGCATATGAGTTAGGTGCAGATGGTACATGGGCTACTGACTGCGGCAAGTTATTCTCCGACTCTGTATTACAGGCATTCGGTAAGGACGTACCTCGGTATGTTCCATCTATCATGGATGCAGCAAGAGCTGCTGGCGCATGGCATGATGCAGGCGATGGATATACGCCTAAAGCCGGAGATGGTGTGGTTGTACTTGGCGATAATCATATTGTAATCTCTGACGGCAAGGGCGGATACACTGGGGCTAATTCCAGTACAGGCGTTGTTAGCAAGCCTAGCGTATCGGGTGATTTTGGTGCTATTACTGGTTATGTAGATACTAGCTTATTAGCAGGTGCTACATCTGGCGCCTCTGCAGACTCAGCAGGTAGTGCAGCAAATGCCAAGAAGCTTGCTGAGTCAAATCTAACCGCCCAAGTTAGAGCTAAGAACGAAGAGCTGTATCAAAAGCGATTAGCTGAGGCGCAACGTAATCAGACTATCCGTGTCCGTAAGATGAACGAGGATATTAAGAAACTCGATCTTGAACGTACAGGCGACCGCTTGCAATTACTCAAAGTCGAAGCTGAAGCGCAAAAGGCGCAGATTGATGATAATGTCCGTGAGTACACTAAATCCGTAGGCGATAAGGAACTTGCTGAAAAGAAAGCTCAGGCAGAGCGCCTAAAATTGGCTTCTGATACTGAGCAGAAAATCAGAGAGTTAGCATACACGCAAACGAGCGAAACCGTTGACCACTTAACCAATATGGTTACGCTTGGTCGATTATCTCGCAGTGATGCGGATGCTTTACTTGCTGAAGAGTTAAAATCTTATATTGATTACGCACGAAGCGAAGTCAAAGAGGCTCAATTAAGTGCGACACAAAGACTGCAGATTGAAAAGAACCTTGTTGAGGCCCAACAAAAACTATGGGAGCTTGCAGGTCGCAGCCTTAAAACAAGCTTACAAGAGGCAGCTCGCCAGTATAAGCAAGAGACTACCAACTATGCCGACTTAGCAAAGTCTACTTTCGATAGTACGATGAACTCTATTAATTCTGCATGGACAAATAATCTCGAGGCTATGGCAACAGGAACGAAGTCGTTTAGTAAAGGCATTAGGGACATATTCAAGGATATGACGAATGCCATTATTAAGATGATGATTCAACTAACATTCCAACAATATGTAATGCCTAAGTTACTAAGACTATTCGGCGGAGTAGTTAACGGGATTGGTTCTCTAGGTGCTGCAAAAGGAACATCGTCATTTGCTGGTGGCAGTTTATTTAGATCTGCATTTATGGGCAATCGTTTTGCTGCTGGGGGAAAAACAGACCCGGGACTTATGCTGGTCGGTGAAAACGGACCGGAATTATTACAATCCTCCGGATCGCATCGCATTTACACTGCAAGCGAAACTCGCAGATTAATGGGTGGCGCTACGAGTAATAATGTAGTGGTTAATATCATTAACCAATCTGGACAAGAACTTGAAAGTAAGCAACAGCATTCCAGGTTCGATGGTGAGAATTATGTTATTGATGTAGTAGTTCGAGCTATGGAATCAAACAAAGGAGGTATGCGTGACGCCATCAAGGCATCCGCAGTATAAGTATGGCAGTATTTCCAGATATTCGATGGCCGATATACCCAATTCAGGAGACTACTCCAGATATTTCGTATAAAGGCCAAGTTGAAAACATGACGCTAATTACCAGGAAAAAGACGACAAAGACATTGCGGACATATTCCGTAGGGTATAAGTTGCCAACAGCCGATTACTATAAACTTCGGGCATTTTATGACGATGTTAACTGTTCAAAGGTGTTTGATTGGGTTCATCCTGAAACTCGTGAAACACTAAAAGTGAGATTTGCTGATCAGTTAGACTTTGCGGCGAATGACTACGGAGTGTGGATGGGAACCGTGAAATTACAGGAGGTATAACATGTTACCGCTCTCAACGGCATCGATTTTAGAGAAAAACCAAATATCGGCCACCGGTGTGTGGTTAATGCTGTTAGAAATATCCTATAAAGGGGATACGATTCGATTGGTATACAATACGGAGAATATCCAATTTCAAGGCAATACCTATATCGCATTTCCATTTACCATTCAAGATGTTACAGAGAATGCGACGGATTTACCTAATATCAAGCTATCTGTGTCTAACGTGACTCGGACAATTCAGCGCATGGCAGAATCTAATAATGGATTCACTGGAGCCAATGTCATCATTCGTGTAGTGAATACGAACATACCTGATGTGTGCGAGCAAGAGGAGCATTTCGTAATTACGGGAACCCATGCGAATGCTGAATGGATGGAGTTTACGTTAGGGACTGACTTTAGTTTCACTCGACGATTCCCGTTAATTCGTGTGATGAAGGATTTCTGTCCGTTCAAATTTAAAGGTATTCAGTGTGGGTATAAAGGGCGCGAAACTCAATGCAATAAAACCTTAGCGCGATGCCGTGAATTGGGGAACAGTACACGATTTGGCGGAGAACCTACTATCCCGCAAGGAGGATTGTATGCATCCAATAAGTGACTTGACTGATATGATAGGTACCCCATTCTCGGAAATGAAATGCTGGGATGTAGTTGTTGAGGTATATCGGCGTAGTGGAATACCACTACCCGAATATACCCAAATTCAAATGGATGAATGGCGCGAGGTTCGTGAACCAATGCCAGGTAGTGTTTTGGTATTTGCGTTATATGGTAAAAATCTCGATCATGTAGGAGTTTATCTCGGTGAAGGTAAGTTCATACACGC